AGAGGTATCTCTCGGTTGAGGGTACGTTCTTAGCGTTAAGCTCACGACCAGCCTGAATGATTTTTCCTACATTTAGGTCTGAGGCCGAGGCCGACCCACTGGTGACAACCGTATTAGCGACCGTGGAGCCGGCTGATGCGTTGATGAGTGCATCGATAACCACTTGGTCTTCTCGTCTTGCTATGGCTTTTCCTAGCATTTCGGCAAGCTCTGCTCTTTCGTCAAAGTTTACTTTTGCCTGGTTGAATATGTCACTGTACTCTGATGCAGAATAATCCACCATTGTCGCGGTAACCGAGCTGAACTGCGCCCCTACAGGCGTCACTTGAGTTCCTGGGTTCCTTACAGAGGCTGATCCTTTAGCTAACTTTGGGAACTTTACAGTTGAACCTTCAACGTTTGTTCGGGTTCTGACTGTCCCAGCAAGTTTAGCCTCAGACTGATAAGCCTGGTGAACTTCGCTTTCAAAGATAGTGACGAATGCTGTACTGATATTGTTGTTCGACATCTATCGCTCCATAAAAAAATTAACATTAGTGTTCGCTTGGTTATGGAATAAATCCGCCAATCAAAGTGATTGAACGGCTACAGATGTAGTTATCGCTCAAGTCAGCCATACCATATCTTGAAAATCGAGTAAAGATAAAATTATGCGATATTATCGTAAAACTCTTTTTCCTTCTGCTTTCGCCATACTGGATCGCTCTTCCAACGAGGATCAGCTACATACTGAGCCAATTCTTCTTTGGTCTTTCTTTCTCCAGTAAAAGAGGGAATGGGTAGCTCTTTAGGGCTGGATATATTCCGTATCTTTCTAATAAGCCTAGTACCGTCTGCCGTTCCACCCATTTGATCCAGCACATCAAACTCTGCTTGTGTTATAACACCTTTGCTCAAGAGCCCATTAGCCCAGTCGTAGTTAGACCGCACGAGCTCAACAGCATTATTACCCAGCATTCTCTTTTGCTCTTCGATAAACTCTTGCTCACTCTGAGCCTCGTCCTCAACCGCCCCGACAAACTGCAAGGCTAGATCCTGAAAGTCTTCTTGTGACATTCCATAGCGTTGCGCCATATCCTTATAATTATTTAGCATCTCATCATCTTCTGGAACGTTCTCACCTAAAAAAGAAACATCATACTCTTTTGGAGCTTTGTGTTCGCCTCGTGAGAACTTCTTCTCTAGCTCAGAATAGGCTTTCGATAGCTTTTCTACATTCGTGCCGTTCTCCGCATCCCAGAACTTCTCCGGGAGGAACTCCGGTTTGACGAACTCAATCTCGTCTGGATCAACACCCTCCGGCTCATCATTGGTCTGGAAGTGCGAGTTTTCGTCTTCTGTCTGCGTGGCATTGAGATCCTCTCCTGCTAGTTTCTGCATATTGCTTTCAGCTTGTGGTTGCTGTTCTTGTTGTTCCTCTTGCTGTTCTTCAGACATTCTTAGCCCTCCTTATTCTACTGTTTATCTGTCGTATCAGTGAGTTTTGGCCTTCTCGGAAAAAGCCATTGCTTGGCTCAGTTCCCGGATACCAGCACGGTTGATCTATCGTTGTGCTCTCTAAATGCTTGAGTACCTTTAGACCATCCGGTGTATTGAAGACGGTAGCATAGAGCATATCCATCTGCGATGCTTGCGGATCTTCAGTTACCTCTGGCCAGAGATCATCATCAAGCTGGTTGTTCTGTTTCTCCTCCACCTGGCATCATTCCTTGCTGTTGTGCTACTTGCTGGGCTTGTTCCATCAGCATTTGCTGTATCTGTTTCTTTTCTTGTGGTGTCATTCGGACTTCTGCTGGAATTGCTAATTGATCGGCAATATAGTCGAGAAGCACTTCTTGTTTAACGGCAAGCTGTCCAGCTGGCCCAAAACTCTGTGCTATCTGCATATACTGCATAATCTCGCTTACTTTCTCCATATTCTGTGACATGGCAATAGGAGCTACTGGTTGAACTTTAACTTGTAAACCATTTATTTTTAAAGGTAGATCAATCATCCCTAGCTCATCCATAACCTCAAGAGTACGTCTAACAACCGGATACATTGTCTCCTGGATCAATCGTCCAAAGGCACTACCCATGTTTTCTGAGAGTATCTTCATCTTTTGCATGATTTCTGTAGCGGATCGGGCTGAAGAGGTATCAGGAGGCAACATATCATCCATAAGAATTTGCTTGATGGACATCACGAGATCTTGTTGTGACATTTGCGATAGCTGAGGATCACCGGATCGGGGCAGGGGCTTCAGACTTTCACCTTGGTTACCACCGTTACGAGCCACCGGTATGATTGCACCGGGAACCAAACGGACTGAATTTGGATTAAGAACACCGTCATCCATTGCTGTATAGACCCCAGCAATAGAAAGTGAGGCATTTTTAAGATGATACTCTTTGAGCTTGTTTAGGGTCTTGATATCGTGAAGAGCGGTTAATACTGGGCCTCGGCCATACTTTTCCCCTGTGGCTTTCATATAGCGTGATACTACCCAAGGAAAGGAGTTTAAACGTCTATAGACCAGTTCGTCTTCTCCTTCTTTGGTTATGACATGATAGTGAAACACACCTTCGTCCTTGTCATAGCAAGTGATTTCATAGAGATCGATCTTCTCATCTGGTCTACCATCGTACTTTTGTTTGAGTTGTGCTGGTATCTCAGCATCGGGAAACTCTTGATCAAGGGCGGTAAACGGTATCCTATGATTACGATAGACCTTATCGACAGTACCAAACGGCCCTTCATCATAAGCAATGAGGAAAGAGGGAACGGCTGTATAGCGTATGGGCTGTAGCTCATCACCCGGTTGGATGATCATTACAGCCGTTCCGATAGCTAACTCTAGGAGGAACTCGCCCATCGCCATGTCAAAGTTTGACTGACGCATAACATCAAACATCTTATCGGCATAACTATCCAATATGCGCTGAATTTCAACGTGTCTTTCTGGTGGTATCTCTTCACCGGGAACCAGCCGGCACCAGTGTCTCTGTGTTGGAAACACTCCAGACTGTAGTCGATTGGCAAATCTCTGCGTAGCGTGAATAGCTGTACTATCATACACACGGTTCATCTTATCGTTTTTAGGTGAGGTAGTCTCGTAGTTGCCATCATAGAGGTTTCTATTAGGCAAGACATACCGATAGGCATCTTCATAGATAGATCGCCACTCGTCTTTATGGGCCATAGCTTTTTTAAACCGCCCTTTTAATGTGGTGACATCAAGCCTCATGCGTAACTTTTATTGACCTTTATCTTTCCCCCGGTCTGTTTCGCCATCTTTTTGGCTTCCGCTACTCCCTTTTTTGTGTACTTGAACTTCTTCTTTTTTGTACCGTCCTTCGTCTTGTAACTTACCATAGGCATCACTCATCTCCTTTTTTCTTGGGTTGCGTAAATACTTTTTCATTAGCGTGGGTTACGTCCGAGTTTTGTTTGCTCATCCGGCATACGAGGATTGCCACGCATCGGATCTGTTCTACCTTGAGACACCAGCTGTGTCATCGTACCAGCTCCGGTTGCGCCTTGACGAACAGCTGTTTTTCTGGCCCTGATCTTAGCTTTTTCCTGACGTTCTTGCCGTTCTACCTTTTCTTCCTGCTTCTGAACACGTTCTTCTGTTTTTTGCTCTCTACTTTCCTGCCTTTTTCTTTCTTCCTCACTGGGGCCACCGCCACCACCACCAAATAAAAAATCCATCAAAAATACCTCGCATATAAAAAATGATCTTCTTGGTTAGGGCCAAACCTCTTCATAAGCCCCTCTCTTTTGAATACCATCATTTCAATCCAGCGAACAGCCCGAACATTCTCCGAAAATACATAACATTGGTACCTCTTTGCTCTCAATACCTTGGCGGTGTACTCAAAAAAACGTATGGAAACACGGTGCATCTTCATAGTATGAGTATCAAGGTCATCGGCTGGTATTAGCCAGCACTCATACACTCCTTGCCAAAACGGAACAAGGCCAAACATAGCAAACACCTGACCGTCATAGGTTGCTGTAAAAGACAATCCTTTTGGTAGACGGTGAACCAATGTCTCGTGATTGGCCTTGATGAAAGGAGCGTCTAGAGATCTATAGGTGATTGCCCTAAGATGCTCTGCTTGAAAATTTTCTATCTTACCCCGGACACCGTCCAGCTTAGATACTTCTGTTATTTCTTCAGGCGAAAACATCGAAATCTCCCCAAGCATTGGCCGTTTTGTAGAAATGAGGCGATTTACCCCTGACCATGTTTCTATGCTCCCCACCGCCCAGCAATAAATATCCTAGACTATCCGCAACGTGAGAGTTGTGGTCTTTGTTTGGAACATCCTTAAACCTTTCGTGACCGGAGCCCATCGCCACTCTTTTGAAGTGATAGCCACCAGCTAGAGCTTTTCTAAGCCGGACACATTCTCTATGCACCAAAAAGCCAGGTTTACCGTCTATCAGCCGGGTCATCGGTATTGCCCCTGCCTCTCTTCGGGTTTTAAACTCGTTTGTTGCGGTAGGCCGGGCTATGAGGCCATGTGTCTTGAGGTGATCAAAGGCTGTTTGCTCATAGATCATATCTCTTGCCGAACCAGCTGGATCGCCCCATATCATACACTCATACTTTGGGAACCATGTCTCTAGCTCGGATTTTAGCAAATGAGCAAACCTCTCTAGCCCCATATCAAAGGTTACAATCTCTCGGAGAATATGCCACCGGCCATTTTGCATTTTCTGACCAAACACCGCAGACGGTGTCAATCCAAAGTCAAGACCTACTTGTACCGGTATACCTTCTTGTATGGTGAGATCATCAGACATAGAGTGGTCATCATACTCCGGCCATACTGGTCGGCCCTCTTGAACATAGGAGTATTTCCCCTCAGCATAGCATCGTATCCAATCCAAGGTCTTGCCGGGAACAAGCTGTTCGTAATATCCAACCGGTAGATTGTCTAGGTTTTCAGCCTTTGGGTTTGTCTGCCACCACTTTCCGGCTTGATACATATACCCTTGAGCCTCTGGCATATCAGCTGGCACCTCATCGGAATGCACTTCTTTGACACCGCCCGGTTGTTTGTAGAAACCCCACTTGAATTTTCCGCTAGGCTTTTCTTTCTCGGCCATGTTGTAGAGCCAGTGATCATCATCACAAGGGTTACTATCCATTATAATCCCTCTCCAGGTCGGGCCACCATCTGATTTAGTAGGATACCGGCCAACACGATGCGATAATCCATCAATCACGGCTTTCGGTAACTCTTTACTCTCATTGACAAATGCCCCGGTGAGTTCCAGAGACAACAGCTTTCGTACATCTTTCGGTTGATCCAGAGCTAGAAACAAGACCTCCATATCAATGCCGGATGCTCCTTCTTTTGAGGGTAGGCGAATATGATGTTTGATTGGTGGCGCATGATGCACATTACCCCATATATCCTCCGGGAATAGTTCCAGCCATGTCTTAAGAGTTGTAGTCTTGAGCATAGGGTAGGAGTTTCGTACCACCGCAAAACGTGTGTATTTGATCCCATCTCTAGGGCTAGGTTTTTGCATAACGGCCCTTCGGAACAACTCAGCACAACAGGCATACGACTTGCCGGAACCTACTGGCCCCATGATCGACTTGATAAAACTATCATCATTGAGGAACTTCCATAGAACCGGTGACCGCTCAAAACTAAGGTTCATTCCTCCATCGGGCGTGATTTTCTTTTCTTCCATCGAAACTTCTCCTTTCTGATATATGCCTTTAGTTTTTCTACCAGCTCTGGCCGTAGATACCGTACCTGATACAACCTCTCATCCGGCTTGATAGGTTTGAGAGCAAACCGTTTGGCAAACTCCTCATCCTCATCCATCCTTTGGGCCTACCATCTTAACTTCTACGACAGCCGGTTTATCGCTAGTCTTGTCTTGATCCAGGAGGCCGGATGCTTTTGCCAATGTCTGCAACACCCTAACCTTATCTATCATCTCAATATCTATGGCATTACGACCGTCCGGTGTCGGAACAATCCTAATCTTTTTGATTGCCGTGAGGACACTGTCAGGAATATCAGCACTCGGCTTGACTGTTATATTCCCCTCAGCATCCCATGACATGACATCCGATATCTTAGCCGTTGAAAGATTGATGAGCTCTTGAGCTAACTTATCACGATTGTCAAAGATAACATCCGACCCACCAACCTTGCGCTTTACGGAACGTACTGAGCCCAGCTCCTTAAGATTTGGAAACTGGATCTTTGGCCTCTTAGACCGGGATTTCGTCATCTAAAATATCCTCTGTAGCTCGGTTAAAAGCCTCTACATTATCCCTTGGCTTTTGCTCAAACAAGGATAGCCATACCTCACCATTCTCATTCTGTAAAGGCAGAGCATTCAACTTGATACCAGTAATCCTACCGTCATCTCCTTCAAAGGCTATACCAACATTAGTCCAGCGTTTCTTTTCTTGGCCGATAACTTTACGGCCTGATACTACGTCATACATCTTCATTTTTACCTCCTATGAATAATGAAAAATATTTTTGTGGGATACCACGCACTAGTGTGCGACCCCTCCCCCCCAAGGGTGCCTTTTTTTTAAGCGAGCTCAGCCTATGATCTAATTTTCTAGCATCATAACGCATATGTGTTCTGTAATCTGGACGGTCATCTTGGTTTCCGAACAGCGGTAAATCTAGACCGGTTAGCCGTCTTCTTGATAATGTCTTGTACACTTGGCTTCTCCTTTTTATTAAAGTATGTGTCATAATATCCTAGAGAGAATGGAGGACGTTTACCACTCTTAGCGTAATGGTTTAAAGATGTTAAGAATGTCTTGAGGATTGTATTCTTGCTATGACCTTGAGCTAAATACTTCTCTACTATTGCTATCTGCCTCTCATCGTTCTGCCATCCTGCCATTGATCCTAGTCTTGTCTCTCGTTCTCTAGCATACACCTTGCATATCTTCATACTAATTTCCCTTATACTAGTACTATTAGTTATAGTACTATAGTTCTGGTCAACCTCCAGGTTTACTTTTTTAGCCTCTTGGTCAACCCCCAGGTTGACTTTTGTATCAGTAGGTTTCTTCACTTTGTCAACGTCAGGTTGACTTTTTGCAATGACTTTCAGTGTCTCCTCAGCGTCTTGAGCCTCGACAAACTCCGGTTTATTTCGTGCAAGAATATCCTCATCAGTGGTGGCTGGATCATAGATAACTCTCCACGTTGCACCCTTCCTACCCTTCTTTCGGAGTGGGTTCTCCTTGTATATCTTCTTTATGTATCCACACTTCTCCAGCAAGCGCATTTGCCGGCTGACAGCCTGTTTAGATATACCCAATCGATTGCC